GGAAGCTGTTCAGAAATCTGTTGAAGCTCCTCTTGCTCTTCCCAATGATGTTACTCAGCTTTCCATTGGTCCTGATTCGGTCATTCGTTCGAACAGTCCTGAGAAAATACGTCGTATAAATTTAGACGTACCACAGTTTGCTTTTGCTGAGAACAACGTCCTAGCAGATGAAATGAAGTTGGGAACAAGATTCCCACAAGCACGTGCAGGACAAGCAGAAGGTTCTGTCGTTACTGGTCAGGGTGTCAAAGCACTTATGGCTGGGTTCGATTCACAAATTAAAGTTATTCAATCAATACTTGGCGAAGCAATAGGTGGAGCAATCTCCATTGCATTCGCTACAGACGAAGCATACTTCCCAACATTGACTCGCGAAGTATCTGCAACAGCTAATGGAGTTCCATATAAATTAAAATATAAGCCATCAATCGACATCAACGGAAACTACGGTGTAACAGTTGAATACGGATTGATGGCAGGTCTTGACCCTAACCGAGCATTGGTATGGGGTCTGCAAGCAAGAGGCGATAAGTTAATATCTCGCGGAATGTTACGTCGTAACTTACCAATCTCCCTTAATGCAGGAGAAGAAGAGCGAGCAATTGATATAGAAGAAATGCGTGATTCACTCAAAGCATCCATCTCGCAGCTTGCAGCAGCGATTCCTCAAATGGTTTCGCAAGGACAAGACCCAATGCAAATTGTTGAGAAGATGGCAGTAGTCATCGATGAACGTAAAAGAGGGACCTCGCTTGAAGATGCGGTAGCTAAAGCGTTTAAGAAAGAACCAGAACCAGAACAACCGCAATCGCCAGAAATGGCACAACCAGAACAACCTATGGGTATGGGTGGCGGTATGCCACAGATGCCACAAGGTAGACCAGCAATGCAAGAGTTGCTAGCAGGTCTTACTGGTGGAGGAAATCCAAATCTAGCAGCGAGAGTCACTCGCCAAATACCAGCATAACAAGGAGAAACAATGTTTGGAAAACAAGGAAAGCATGCCCCAGCCCCAACTTCTACAGCACGTATCGGTCAGAAGCCTGGTGGTAAGGGAATTGGACTAGGAAACGTAAAGAAAGCCCTAGAAGTAAAAGGCATCAAGGGTAACAACAACAAGATTAAGTAAGGATAACCATGGCGAAAAAGACAAGTAAGAAACCTTACAGGTTCCGCCAAGCCAGAAAAGACGCTAAATCTGCATCAAAGAATACTTTCAAAGGAAACAAAGCTTCAGGAACAAAAGCTAAAGTAAAAGATATTACTACAAAGCAAACACTTGAAGATAGAGAAGCCCTTAAGGAATTAAGCGATGCAAAGAAGCGTCAGGCATCTGGCAAGCCTGATTATATCGTTGACGATAAAGGTCAGAAGGTTTATGTAAAGGCAACCGAAACTTCGGAAGAGCGTATTGCTCGTGACCGTCGTGAGGCTAAGGCAGCAGTTGACCGCCAATATGCGGATGAAGATGCCAAAGAAGCCAAGGAAAAACCAAAGAAGAAGACTGTCAAGAAAGCTGCTACTAAGGTAGATTCGCCAGCAAAAAAGCCTGCCGTCAAAAAAGCAGGTACTTCCGCTGGGACGATAAGCAAGCCAACGCTTCCACCTAAAGATGTTATTGAAGCAGATTTTAAGAAAGCTACAGCCAAGACAAAGAAGCCAACTCGTGCAGAGAAGTCTGCTATGAATAAAGCTAGATGGGCTTCTATGACAAAGGAAGAGCGTAAAAACTGGAGCAAAGCCAATGGCGGAGCACCAGATACTAAGCCTGCTGCTACTAAAGCAGATGCTCCTACGTCAAAGCGTCCAACTCTTGCAGACCTAGAAAAGAATGAAGCCAAAGGTTTAGATGATGCAAAGAAGCGCGTCGCTGCAAAAAATCAAGCTCTAGCTAATTCTGCCAAAGGTAAGACTCAAACACCTACAGCAACAGAAGCTAAGAAGAAAGCAGCAGCTAATCCAGAAGGACGTAAGAAGATTACCGTAGATGGAAAAACTTCTACTGCTGATAAACCAACTGCTGGAAAACAAGCTATAGATAAAATGAAGGCAGAGGCTAACGCTAAAGCTACAAAGAAGGACAAGCCAAAGTTTAGAAAAATTAAAGCTGCTGGTAAAGGTGGTGCTGCTCTTGCATTAGCAGGAGAAGTTGTTAGCTTAGCTAAAGGTTCAACCGCTAAAGACGCTGGAGAAATTAATCGTCTTCGTAGAAAACTTGCTGAGCTTCAGGGTAATAATGCACCAAGTGGTGCAAATAGAGCCCGCGAGGGTGCTCAATCTGAAGTTGCTCAACTTGCTTCACTTGCAACCATGGGCATTGTTGGTAAAACTCGTCGTCAACGTATGGACGAACTTAATGCTCTTATTGCAAAGGCTGAAAAGAAGAACAAGCCTAAAGAGCTTCGTTATGGCAAAGATGGTTCATCACTTGTACCAGGAACTGCAGCATATAAGGCTGGTTCTAAAACAAAGCCAGCTTATGGAACTACTCCAACTGGTGGTGGTTCTACATCAAAGACTGACAGTAGATACACCGTAAAGAGAGGCGATAATTTATACAATATCGCTAAGACCGCAGGGTTAACTCTAGCAGAGATACGAGCAGCAAATCCTGAAATCATGAAGAAGAAAAAGTACAAGCAAGGCGCAATGATTTGGGCAGGAACAAAGGTTAATATTCCAAAGAAGAAGTAGGTAAATAAATGTCAATGATGCAGCCATCTGGTCCAGGTAAGTTTGCTAAACGTACTGACCGACAAGGCATAAAAAGACTTCCTGATGCTGCCTACGGCGAGCAAAAAGAATTTCAAGAACAACAGCAGGGTGCGCCCATGGCTAGGTCTAATCAACCACAGCCAACTGCCAACCCGATGGCTGGCATCGTTCCATTAAATACACCAACCCAAAGACCAGATGAGCCTGTTACTACAGGCGTAGATATCGGTCCTGGTGCTGGCAGAGAGATACTTGGGATTAAAAGTCCAATTGATAATCAGTTACAAGATTTATCAAAGTTATCTAAATACATGCCACTATTTATGCAATATGCGGATTCCCCACAATCAACTGGGACTATGAAAGCTTTTGTTAAGTATTTACGGAGTCAATCAGAGTGAAGATAGTTAAACGGTTCGAAGAGAACCTTGAGTATCTTGGATTTGAAATGGCTCCAATTGCTTGGGATTTAGCCAAGTTCCCCTTCGAATCCGATGACGACCGAATCAAAGTATTAGAGGAACTAACGGCTAAGGAGGATACACCTAGTGTCAATAACAGAATGGTGGACTGACCCTTCTATAGCCAAAGACCCTACCAAGGAACCAAAGTTATCCAAGGTCGATAAGTTCAAGAAAGATAACACTAAAGTCGGTGGCGTAGAACAAGCCATTATTCCTAAAGTTGCAGAAAAACTTGAGTCTGCACAAAAAGGAAAATTTGGATTTATTGTTAATCCAGCTTTGTCATTGCTTACTCAAATTGGTGAAAAGGTTATTCAACCAGTAACACAAACAATTTCTGCTGGATTACTTACGCCTCAAGCTATGGCTAAAGGTAAGGGTGGCTTAACTGAAAGTTATCGTTTCTCAAGAAACCAAGCTAAAAAGATTTCTATGGGGCAGGCATTAGCAAGCGCCGTAGGTAAAGTCGCATCCCCTGTGCTTGACCCTATAACCGATATCTCATTCCTTGATAAAGACTTTGATGTATTTGATGAGCGTAAACGCGATAAAGCATTCCGTGATGAATGGGCTGGAATCCTAGCTTCTGGTGTTACAGACTTAGCGTTAGCTGCATTAGGAACCAAGGGTGCTGGTATGGCAGTGCGAGGCACTGCAAAGAAAGCAATTGGTCCAAAACGTCTTTCTACTACAGACGATATGGATATATTCAGGACAGAGCTTGAAGAGATTGTCGCACAAAAAACATTACCTACGGCAGTAGAAGTCAAGACTGGCTTATCTGTACTCGTAGATGACCTAGTAGCCGAAACAAATTTAACTAAACTTGCATCAAACCCACTAGTTTATGAAACATCTAACCCTTATAGAACCGCAACCATCGTATCTAGGTTGGATAATCACCAAGATGTAGCGGATTATTTGCTAGCTGAACGTGGAGATGTTGCTGCATTCCAAAGATTCTTTGACCGTAGTCCATTAGTAGCAGACCATATTGATAATTATGGAATTACTGCCACAGGTCCAATAGATAATTTTGCTACAATAGGATTAGATGCACTAGACCCGAAACTTGTAAGTAGATATCAGAAAATTATTGATGCTAAGAAAGCTGAAGACCCTAACCTTGCTCGCGCTTTAGATGATTTTATGGAGAAGGCACGTGCTGGTGTTATTGAAAGTTATCGACCAGGACGTTTTGCAGCGCTAGAGCAAATTGGTTTAGCTAAGAAGAAGATACAATCACAAGCTGCATACGGCGACCTAAAGATGTTTGGTCAAGATGCCGATGGTGGTTGGAAAACACAAGTTTATCAATCAGGTATTTACGATAGAGCAATACGTGTTATTGCATGGACTGGCTCAGGTCGTCCACAAGGGTATATTAATATTTCTAACCCACGTAAGTTTGAAGCAGCCAACGATTTACTGTCTGACTTAAACCGTCTTCAGTTCCTTAAGGGAGCCGAAGGTGCTATGTACAAACGTCGTATGGTTGAGATGTTCCTTGATGCTCAAAGCGATACCCAACGTGCTATTGCACTTGGTCGTATTGAGGAAAGCGTCATGGGTCGTCTTGCTAAATACTACGGTATTAATGAAATGCAGGATATCGCAAGCAGTAAAGAGGCTATAGACCAGATTAGACAATGGCATGCTGGTATAAATAAGAACCGAGGCGGTCTAAAAGAATACGCAGTTAGAAATGGTTTCATACCAGATGAAGGCGGTGGAATAAACGTTACAAACTTCCTATCGCCATCTAATGAAGCGCAGAACCTTCCGATGCTTGACTTCCGTAAGCTTGAAACTGAGGTCATCTTCAACGCTCGTCGCGTTGGTGGCAAAGGTACAAAGGTAACTGAAGGTCAGTATATTGGGGCAAGATTAACCCAAGGCGGTATGGCTTTAGGTTCTTTCTTCGATTTGGCTAACATGGTGTTTAGTAATTTGAACCTACTTCGCCTTGCGTATATACCAAAGAACTCAATGGTTGACCCATTTGCACGTGCAAGCATGGCTCTAGAATCAATGGAGCTCGTTAAGAACGCATCTCCTGGTATCGATAATGTTGTTTACAATACTAGTGTCCGTGCCGAATCAGTTAAAAAGTGGATTCCAGGTAGCCCTGCATCAAATGCTCGCAAGCAAGGCGATGCAGCAAAAGCTCGTGTAGAAAAATACGTTGCGGATTTACAACCTAAGATTACAGCACATGAAAAAGCCGTAGTTGCTTATGACGATTTAGAAAAATCATTAACAAAACTTACCGCAGCACGTGATAAAGCTAAAGCTAAAGCAATGAAGAGTAATGACGCTGAAGTTCAGAATAAGTATTATGAACTTGAAGACAAAGTCACAGAATTACAAACCAAGACAGACGTTGCGCTTGATGAGATGAGCCGTCTTGGTGATTTTATTAATGGTACTGCCAAGCTTATCCAGCGTGAGCGTAAGGATTGGGCGGAGTTTGCTAATACTCAAGGAACTTTAAGACAAAGAAAGACACTTGGTCAAGAAGGCGAAACCATTACAGTAGATGGTAAGACATATACTATCCAAGGATTAGCTGACCCTAATGTCCGTGGCGCTAGTGCATACATGTCAGAGATTGATACCGCTTCAAACTTCTATTCAGCCTCTATGCAGTCTGAAATAGCAAGAAGACTTCGTGCCGATGGTGCTCGATTCGTAAAGATTCCTCGCAAGAACCGTGAAGAATATATGAATGCGTTAGCACATATTGCTAACCGTCAGGTTCGTAACGAACTTGAGTTACCAGTCGGATGGATGATGCGAGGCGAAAAGTCCAACGCAGAAATACTAGAGTGGCTATATAGCCCAGCAGGTAAAGAGTACAGACTTCGTATTGAAGAACGTTTTGGCGATGATATGTCAGCTTGGGTATCCCAGACAAGGGAAAAACTCTATGCCATGTATCCAGATACAGAATTACGTAAGATTATTACAGAGCGTCCAGTAACATACCAAGAAGTAGATGCCATGTTATATGGCAGAACAGACTTACTTCCAGAGATAGATGGACCTAGCCTTAACCTTCAAGACTTAAATGGGTATGAACAAGTTGCAGCAAAGATTGGTGGAGTAACCGATGCAGCATGGAGATTCCTTTCACTTACCGAAACAAGGTTAGTACGTAACCCATTGTTCTTGTCCTATGCTCGTGACGAAATGAAGACATTGATTAATGCAGCACAAAGGTCTGGTATTGATGTATCAGATGCCGTTGTAAACAACGAGATTCGTCAGATTGCATACCGTAAATCGTTAACCAGGGTAGAAGAAACTCTTTATTCTTCACGTCGCTTAACCAATGGTATGTATACAGCACGTTATGCAATGAGCTTCCCATTAGCTTTCTTTAATTCACAACTAGTTGCGCTTCGCCTATTGGCTCGCAACCCGATGAATGCTTACTGGTATAACAGTATTCAGCAGGCGTTTGATAGATACGAAGCTTATGAAGACCAGGATGGAAACACCTATTCTTCAATAAAAGATGTCCCATCTGGGGTATCGGTATCAGTAAAGTATCCACTTCCATTTGGAGATAAGTTACCTGATTCTATCAAGACAGCTCTTAGACCATACACTGACCCTCGTGGTGGTGGCATTAAGTTCAACCCTAAGCAAATGGAATTTATGGTTGCAGACCCATCAGTGTCTTGGTTTGGTACAGCACTTATATCTGAATTAATTGACAACGGATTTAACACTGGCTTATGGAAGAAAAATGGAGAAGAGATAGCCTTATCTCTACGTCAAACCCTTGGCGATGATTTGTATGAATCCAGTATTCTTTATGGTGGCTACCCAGTAGAAGGTAAAAACCTTGCTGAAAAAGTAAAGAACACTATGGTTCCAGGATATGTTCAATCATTGATTGATTCAGGTAAATTACCGTATCCAGTTCGTACAGCGTTCTCACTTATTGGACTTGAAAAAAGTGAGCGTTTTACTGACGAGGTTTATTCTCAATACCGTTACGGATTTTCCGATTGGGTAAAGAATGGACGAGTTGGTCAACCACCGTCAATGGAAGATGCTGCTAAAGCAGCAGGGAATATGGCATTTATCAGGTCTGTTGTTCAATTCAACGCACCTATCTCAGCGACGTTTGACCCTGTAA